GAATCGAACCAGGCACCTACTGATTATGAGTCAGTTGCTCTAACCGAATGAGCTACAGGAGCAATATTTAAAAGTACTCGGAGCGGGAATCGAACCCGCACAGCCGCAATGGCTACAGGATTTTAAGTCCTGCGTGTCTACCTATTCCACCATCCAAGCGTTTGCTCCTTAAAAACCCTTCCCGTGCACGGAACAAGAAAGTGGGGAGACGTTGTTTCTACTTTTATAGAGGCTTGGGTACCCTCCTTCACCGTTTAGCAGGTTGCAGCTGACCTTATGTCGTACTCCGTACGGGAATCGAACCCGTGTTTCATCCGTGAAAGGGACGTGTCCTAACCCCTAGACGAACGGAGCATTGCGGAGAGGGTGAGATTCGAACTCACGGTGCCTTTTGAGCACGCCGGTTTTCAAGACCGGTGCACTAAACCAGCTATGCGACCTCTCCAAAAGATTAACGCTTATGAAAGCCCTTAGACTTAACGTGTCTTTCAGGTTTACGTGTTTCTTCTTTTTTCTTAGTCTTCAAAGTGGTCATCCACTGCTTAAGACATTCTATATTTGCTTTCATACTTCCCATACTTAAATATAATTAATTATTTTTAATAAACCAAATTTCCTTTTGACAAATTTAATATTTCTTTTGGTAGACCATTCAGGAATCGAACCTGAGACCTACGGTTTAGAAAACCGTTGCTCTATCCAGCTGAGCTAATGATCCGAATTAGATTAACTTACCCAGTTATACTGTTTATTTAAAATATTCTTTGCATATTGATTAATGCAAGGCCTTCCGGTATTATACGCTCCAAACACCAAGCCCCAATTTTTATGTTTGTTATGTAACTTACGTAACAACTTCATAGAAATTTCTACATTCAATCTGATATCAGAACTTAACTTACGAGCTGATACTGATTTGCCATTAATCATCTTTGCTGTCGCTGGCATTATTTGCATAGGGCCTAACGCACCGGCATAAGATTTCTGTTTATGATTATACTTCAAGTCCAATGGACCTTGGTATCTTGTTTCTTGATAAGCTAAAGAAAACGCATAGGCTTCTGGTATGTCATATTTGTCTGCATACTTCTTAATAAAGAAATACATTTGTATTGATGGACTGGAATTAACAATCTCAGTCGTATCAATATTTCTCAAGTATGGATCACTGTTTAATGAATTGCATTTTTTATTTAAAGTTAGAATTCCAAATGCAATTACAATTAGCGTCGCTACTGTAATTATTTTTGTCTTCATATCTATTTAGGTTGAGTGGCTACAAATATATTTCCATAAGCTTTAAATACTGACAACCCTACAGGCTCTGTATACATTTCAAAAGTACCAGTTGTACGATCTAATATTAGCAACTCTCCACGATCCGTAACAGATACAGTACACTGTTTAGAATCTTTAACTACAACTTCTTTTACTACTGCTGGTTCATCACTTATTAATTTTTTAAGTGTTGGATAATAATATCCAAAACAAAAAGCTGATAAACATGATACTGTAAATAGCGTCCAATTTCCTAACGGTTTAAGGATCACTTTTGCTTTTAACCAAAATTGCTTCATAATTGTTTTTGTTTTAATTGTTAATAAATCTATTCTTCATCTAAAGTTACCACTATTTTTTCTTTTGGTATAGTCCAAATATTCGCAAACTTTTCAGAACCATTTATTCCTATATGCACTAACTTAGTGCCGTCATGAATTGGTTGTGCTCTATAAATCCACCGCTCTCCATTTTGCCTAAGCTCTGTAATTTTACATACATAGTCGGCACTTAAAAAGGTAACTGTAACAGTATCTCCTACTTTAAAAGTAGGCTTTTTCATTTTCTCTGGAGGAGCCGTTTCTCTTTTCTTTTTAGCCATTATACAGTTCTTTTATTACCATGGATAACCTTTACTGTCGGAAATCTTAAACTATAATTACCTGATTGGTTTTGAGTTTCTTCAAAATACTTTACGGTAATTACTTTATTAAGTATCTCATTTGGATTAGATTTAAAGAACTCACGCTCTTCAATAGTAAACCCAGACCCAACAGATACTCTATTTCCTTTATGCTCTATAACCACATTGGATAAAACATCTTTTGTAATTTCCAATCCATTTTCAATCATTCTAAAAGGACCAAATTCTAAATCAATTACTGTATACTCAGCGTCGTGAAATGATTTACACTTAAGCATATTTTTAGTGCGTTTACCTTCATAAACACGGTTTTTACGCAGGATCAATCCTTCCCAACCCTTATTATCCGCCTCCTTCATTAAGTCGGTAAAATGGCCGGTTTCTGTGATGATATCCTGGTTAACTAACTCTAAATACTTCATATACTTAATTAAATTACATAAAGCATGGTATCTTAAAGAATAACTGCTAGCTCCTTGTTTATCCCTGAATTCTTGACCTGTGATGATGTCAAATATCAAATATTTAGGATTGTCAATAGTATGATCTTTCTTACGAATTTGTTTCATAATACCTTGAAAGTCATCTGATCCGTCTTTATTAGTTAAACAAATTTCTCCGTCAAATACTACATCCTTCATTCCTAAGCTAGCAATTTCATCTTCAACCTTTTTAAGAGTTTCAAACTGATTGCCTTGGCGAGACCAAAGTGATACTTTGCCATTTTCATCTACAATACCTAAACACCTTACTCCATCTAATTTTCTAGACGCATACCAAGTGTCGGTTGTAAAATCAACTTCTACATCTTCAAATGGAGTTGCCAACGCAACGTCAAAGGTTGGAATTAAATCTGGAATGATTTTGTTAATTAAACTATCACCCATTCTAATTTCCAAATCCTTACCGATAATCTTATAAATTAATTCAGCATACTTTTTATGAGTAGTACAAAATGAATTTACAATACCAATGGCATTATGACCAGTTACTTCTCGATTACGAAGATCATCTAACAATTCAAAAAGATCATATTCATATTCAGATGCATCAAGTAGTGTATTTAATTTCTTACAATTAGCCGGAGTTACATAATATTGATAAAAAGGATTATAAGTATAATACAATACCTTTTTAATGAACTCGTCATCTTTATACTTTTCCAAAATGACCTTTTTGTCATTTGTACTATTAGTTGAATTAAGCTCGTCAACTACCTTTTGTAACAATTTAAAATCCATATCTTATAATTTTTATCTATACATTAAGATAAGGTATCCTTTTCAATGTACCAAATTTATTTTAAATATTTCCAAAAGAAATTTAAGGTTCAATTGAAATACGATCTTTCAAAAGGTCAACAACCTCTTCGACGTGATAAGGACGAAATTCTTTTGAGCCATCCATTCCTATATCCATTCGCTTACCTTGACCAAGTATAGCATCGCCTTTTAAATGTTGATGCCCATGCAACATATGAGTATTCTTTCGCATTCCATTCCAGGAAATAATGGGATAATGGCAAAGTATAAATTTATGCTCGTTAACTGACAATTCTTCATAATGAGCTACGTGAGTAAATGCTGTGCGAATTCTAAATTTATCAGCTTCAATATGATGGTCATGGTTACCTAAAATTAAAACTATATTCTTGCATGCAATTTGGTCTCGAAACGCATCAATGTTTTCAATTCCTCCAAATGACCAATCTCCTAAATGTATCAACCAATCATCTTCTGCAACAACACTATTAATGTTGTTAACGATTGTGTCATTCATGATTTCTAATGTAGGAAAGTCTCGAGTAGCTGCTATTAAAGCTTCTGGATCTTCTGACTTCCAGCTAGTTACTCCTCTACAAATGTTTTTATGTCCATAGTGGGTATCTGAAGTGAACCAAATATTTTTAGCTGTTAGTTTCATTTTAAATATTTGCGAAAGAATTCTTTATACATTTAGATTTTAAATAAACTATTAAATTTCGTTTGGTTTCCAAATTCAAATCAGTATAAGCATTTAGCCATGATTCAAATTGTGATACTAATTTAGTAGATGTTCTCCATTGATCAATGGAATTCGAAGAGTTGATTACTTTTTCAACCCATTGTGCAATATCCGTATAATTTAATTTTTTATCCATACCCTAAATATAGGGTATTCATTTGGAAGTACCAAATTTATTTTTTGGTATTACGGGTACCTTTATGCTTGTCTATTTGATCAAGTATATCATTTAGAAGCTTTCCTTTTATAAACCCTGCCATAGAAGCATTTTTAAGAGCACTGATAATTTGAAATATTAAAAATGGAGTTATGATAACTTCACTTAACCAATTGGTTCCAGTAAATCCTTTTTCTACCATTAGCGTAACAGTTAATATAACAATCCACGTTGCTATATTTCTTAACACTTGAATGGCTTTATATGTCTTGAAGCCTTCTCGTTTGATACCGGCTATGATCCCAAAGAATCCATCCATGAACATAACAGCTATTACTGCCATGTATTGTTCTATATTGTTTGTCGTGACATCAAGTATATATGATAATATATATGCCGTTGATGCTGATATAGCGGCTATTAACCAAGAAAGTTTTGCACTAAACATGTATTCTAATCTTAAGAAACGTTAATTATTAATACAAAACTTTTGTAATAATTTTATTATAAATATGGAAGACTATTCAAAATCTTCTATATCGATAACTTTTATTTTTCGAGTCTTCCAATCTATGTATAAGGTAAAGCCTCTTATAAGAATATTGTATTTATTGTACTGCCCTATAAGCATTACTTGCCCATTATTTTGTTCTGATATAACTTCATAATGAGTCTTTCTTCTTTTAAATTTCAGCTTGAATATTTTACCAACACATTTTTTAGAATAGCTAGAAGACTTAATTACGGTAGAGTTTTTAACTTTGTTAAGAACAACTTGCTCATCACACATACGAGTAACTTTATAAGAGTTAAATGTCTCGACATATGGCTTTGGATCTATATAACTATAGATGGCAGTGGTTTGTGCTTGAAGTGTAATGCTAATAACACTTAGAATAAATAATA